ATGATTTAGTCCATTGTATATATTTTGTAATACATCAAATCTATCTTTTCTAGGCATAAATTGTAATGTAAATATTGATGTCACTAAACTACAATTTTCAAACTTGTAACCACGAACATCTTTTTTTTGAAAATCAACATTTGCCCAATAGTATTCATTTTTCATTCTTTCGTGTCTTTTGTCAAGTTCTGGGAAGAAACTAGGTGCAAGTTCTATACCAACATAATTAGCATACTTACAAAATGATTGGTTACCTTTTACAAAGGCCTCAGTTAATTTACCTGTTGAACAACCTATATCAACAACATTTGTTTCATCTTCTACAAAGTTTCTAGATAGACTAAGTATATCTTCTAGTAAGTTTGTATATCCACGAATTGAATGTTCAATATGGTCATCAAAACCTTCTTCTCTTTGAGCGAAGGTAAAGTCATAATTTTTAGACATAATTAATACTCCAATTTATATGCCAGTATATCTGGCTCAACATGTTTTGTCAACACTTTTATTATATGGTTCTATAACATTTTTATAGACAGATTCAGCAATGGCTTTCATCATCAAAGAGGGTACCATTCTTCCACATCTCTCTATCTTCTGTGACATAGAACCAGTTACTTTAAAATCATCTGGTAAAGCCATTATACGCTTTATCTCAGTAATTGTTAATCTTCTTTTTTCTGTGAAATGACAAACATCCGCATTTGTTGTAATTGTGGGTGCTGGGTGATGTCTAGACATTTTCTTAACATTAAAATGCCATCCTTTTGGATGAAAGTCATTTCCACCTAATACTTTATCTGGGTCATCTGGCATTAAAGATGCCGTGTCCTTATAGTGTGCAGAACTTAACCATGTATCTGTGCACCATTTAACTTCTTCTGAATCTAACTCTAAATTTTCAAGTGCCTCTCCTGCTGTTACTACTTCTTTACTTTCTTGTGGAAAGATACTAGAGATGTTCATAAATGTTAATCCTATGGCCTCTGTAACATCCTCACGAACTGCTATGAATATAACTCGCCTTCTAGACTGTGGTACTCCAAAATGTGATGCATTTAAAATCTTATATGATACATCATAACCAATTTTTTCAAATGTGTTTACAATCTCATTTAACTTTAATTTTGCTTCGCCTGCGAGAAGACCTGCAACATTTTCACCTATAATTACTTTTGGTTTTATTTCTTCTGCAACTCTAAGATATTCAAAAAATAAATCTTCTATATTTTCTACTACTTTATTGTCTGAATACTTTTTAGTTTTACCCCAACCATCAGAGTGTTTTGAACCAGACTTTCCTAAAGTACCACACATTGAAAAAGCAGAACAAGGCGGAGAACCATCTAGTATATCTAATTCACCTTTTTGTATTCCAGCAGTTTCTAAAAAGTCTTTACCTGTAAGTTCTTTTATATCATCAGGTAGTATTTTTGTATCTGGGTAATTTTCTTTGTAAGTAATTCTTGCTTGTTCTACAAACTCATTTACACAAAGTATGTTTCCACCTGCAAGTCTATAACCTGTAGATGAACCACCGCCACCTGCAAAAGTAGATATGACACTAAACTTATTTTGTGCCGATGCTTCTTTTACATCTTTTAAATTGTACTTTGGATATTTCATATTAAAAATCTATACATCTACCTTTTTGTTCCCAATCATTATATCGGGTAGGTTCTAAACCATCTTTTCTTCCACCTATTTCTTTAGGTTTTTTTTTATAATATGGTTTCAATACTTTTTCATAAATTGATTCTGCAATTGCTTTCATCATAAGTGGTGGTACCATTCTACCACATCTTTCTGACTGTTGATTAAAACTACCTGTTAGTTTAAAGTCATCAGGTAATGACATCATTCTTTTTGTTTCTTTGACTGTAAATGTTCTTGGTTCATGCCAGTGCATTGCTCCACCTGTTGCTGTAATTGTTGGAGCAGGTTTATGTCTAGATGTTTTTTTCATATTAAAGTGATGACCTTTAGGATGATAATCACAACCTGTTTCTACTTTGTCTGGGTCATCTGGCATCTTTAACCAAGTTTCATAGTGAGAAGTTTTTTTAAATTTTTCTATTAGTGTGTCTGCTTCTTTTCTATCTACTTCTATATCACTTAAACAATCTTCTAATGTAACTACATCTTTACTTTCATCTGGGAATAAACTTTGAATATTCATAAATGTTAATCCTATTTCTTGTGTTACATCTTCACGAACAGCAATAAAGATAGTTCTTTGTCTTGTTTGTGGAACACCATAGTGTACAGAATTTAAAACTTTATGTGATACATCATATCCTATTTCTTCAAATGTGTTTATAATTTTAAAAAGATAATTCTTTGCTTCACCAACAGTTAGTCCTTTAACATTTTCAGCAATAATTACTTTGGGTTTTAAATCTTTTGCTATTCTTAAAAACTCAAAAAATAAGTCCTCTATATTTTCTACTTTCTTACCATCAGAATAATTCTTAGTTTGACCCCAACCTTTAGAATGACTACCTTGTACCATTGAACCAGATACAGAGAATGCAGAACATGGTGGGGAACCATCAAAGATATCTATGTCACCATACTTGTTAAAGTTTTCTGCTGTAAGTTTTTTAATATCATCTGGTAGTACAGGTGTGTCTGGGTAGTTTTCTTTATATGTGTTTATGGCTTGTTCAACGAATTCATTTACACATAATATCTTACCACCTGCAAGTCTATAACCTGTGGAACTACCACCGCCACCAGCAAAAGTAGATACTACTGTAAACTTCTCTTGTTCAGAAGCCTTAACAACATCTTTTAAATTATAAGGTTTATATTTCACTTTCTTCTTTTAACCATTCTTCTAAATTTGCTGTATTGTCAAATTCATACCAATCACTATATACTTCTAACATTCTAGTTCTATTTCTAAAATTAACTTCTCTATTATTTAACAAAGTACCAAATAATTTATCTACACCGGCACCCAGCTGTAAATTTAAATGATTTTCTACTTTGTCTATTTCATTGAATTCGTAAAATCCATTTCTGACATGATGTTTTTGAAATGGTTTATTTAACTGTTCATGATTGTGTCTATAAAAAAATTCTTTTACTGCTGCGGTTAAGTATGGTGTTATAAGTTTTTTATTATTCATTTCTGCAACTTTGTTGTGCCATATATAACCAGCTTGATTTTCTTCTTTAAAATAATCATCTCTAAACTCATTAAAGTTATCACCCTTATAATGTATCATGGCCTTTTTACTTAATCCATAATAACCATCAGCTGCCCAACCAGATAAAACATAGTTCTCTTTTATTTGTGGATAGATGTATAGGAAAGGAAATGTACATTCAAATTGTGTTTTCTTTTTACATCCTAATCTAACCAAGTTATGAAAATCTTCTACTAGTCTGTCTGTTGGTATGGTTACACCAACGAATCTCCAATTTCTCATTTGTGCAATATCTTTTGCCTTGTTATAATCATAAGATGGTTCATCTTCTAATCTAAAACTATATGCAGTTATTCTCTTTCCAAGTCTTTCTGCTGCAAAAGCAACAGAGATAGAATCAACACCACCAGATAATAATACTGCAACTTCTTTTTCTGGTATAGAATCATCTACTTCATTTGTTAATATTTTATCTATCATTAGATGGTCAAAATTATTTTTCTTTTTAAATATAATATCCCAATTATCAGAATATGTTTCTTGATTAACTTTCATAGGTCTTTTTTTACTTCCTTTACTCATCCATTATCACCACTAACACAGCACACACAACACCAACGACTATAACGGCAACAATCATACTACCAACACCCATTAGAAAAACTCCTCTAGTGTTCCTTGCGTTCCATAACTACCATCAATCTGCCATTGTATAATACCTGTAATAAATTTTAATGGTTCTATAAACGACTTTTCAAATTGCATATCATAATCTACTATACTATGTAAGTTTAGTTCTTCTGGTAACTTAGTTATAAATGATATAGATGTTGATTGATATGTGTTTGGTGTTTTCATATGTAAAAATTTAATCTTATCACCCTCTTGTATATAAGGATATTTTCCTTGTAATTTTTTTTCTTTTAAAAGATGATTATATAATATTGCACCTTTACAATGTATTGGTGCTCCTTTCTTAAATAGATTATGTGATTCAGTCCATTTGTTTAATCCATTTACAGAGCGTGGATACGCAACTAGTTCTGGGTTTAGTGTCATAAATTCTTTTCTAAA